AGGATGTTGCATACGTCTTTGGCGACGAACCACGGGTCGCCAGCCTCGTCGGTCAGTGTACGTAGTGGCGCGTTGTTGAAGTCGAAAGTCTGGATTTCACTGTTCATTGGTTTTTCCTTTCTTTAGTGTTGGTCAGTGGTGGTTGTTTCGAGGGCGTTTTTCAGGCGGGTTTCGCCGAGACGCTGGTGCAGGAGTGCCAATCCCTTTCTGGTGATGCGTACGGTCGGTGGGAAGGCGAATTTCGTGCCGTCCGCTTTGGTTCCGTGCTTTGTGGACATGACCATTACGAGGTGTCCGGCCGTGCAGTGTTTTGCGGTGGCGTTCCATGAGCCGTTGTGCTTGTAGATCCAGTCGTTGGCTGACATCCATTCGCGCAACTGTTTTTCGCTGATGACGGTGCCGGAGTTGGATAGGATCTTGGCGGCGTCGCGGACGAGCAGTCGGTCTTCCACATCGGTGAAAGCGTCGAGCGCCTTTGCCTTCGGTTCCAATGCCTTGACCTTTTCCTGTTCTTCCTTCAGCTTGGTTGCGAGTTGGATGAGGAAGTCGGGGCTGGTGAGGGCCTTGTCGAGGGTCTGCTGGGTCATGTATGCGCCGTGCTTGCGGATGGACGGCAAGACTTCATGGGTTACCCAACGCTTGAATCCTTTGGCTTCAGGCTTGCGGGAGCGCATGATTAGGCAATAAAGACCAGGCTCGGAAATGATGGTCTTGTTTGGATTGCCTCTGGTATTTCCCTCCGTAATACGGAGGGTATTCATCTCGTCGGATTCGAGGCTTTCGCTGAGGTGATTCGTATCGATTCCAAGGATGTTGCATACGTCTTTGGCGACGAACCACGGGTCGCCAGCCTCGTCGGTCAGTGTACGTAATGGTGCAGCGTTGAAGTTGAATGTTTGGATTTCGGTATTCATTTTGGTTTCCTTTTCTTTTGATCGGTTATGGATTATTTGTCGAGGGGCCGGTGGTTTGCCGGCCCCTCGTGTGGTGGGTTGTGTTTTATTTGTCGGCTTCGGTGTTCTCCTTGGTTGGGATTACGTCCGGGTCGAGGAAGTAGCATCGGCCGACCTTGACTGCGTGGAGTCGTCCTTCGCGGATGAAGCGGCGGACGGTCTGAATGTTGAGCTTCCAGCGGGAAGCGTATTCGGGAACTGTTGCGGTGTAATTTTTAGCGTTCATAGGTCTTATTATATAACGCGTCGAGCATCCTTGCAATCTGTTTCGCGTAGGTGTGTTGCTGGTAACGATGACATGAGGCGGTGTTCCGGACATAAAAAAAATGCTCAACCGGGGGAGAGGGGGAGAAGAACCCGGTTGAGCAGTCAGCTGTCAAAGAGTACACAATGAAGTGCAAGACTCACTATAGCACCGTCTCCACTGTATTGCAATCGGTGTGTGGATGGCATGTCGTCCGTTCGGCGTGTCGCGATGGTGATCATGATATTGTGTATATGTCAAACAACGTAGGACATGCAAATCCTACAACCTAGAAAGGAAACAAAAATGACCGACAACAACACCGACAACAACAGCGAGAACGTCCAGCCGCAGGCCGTCCCGCAGCCGATCATCATCAACAACGTGGCTGCACAGCCGGACGACAGCGGCAAGAAGAAAGCCCCGGGCTTCCTCAAGGTCTGCGTACTGTCCATCTTCACCGGCGGAATCTACTTCTTCTACTGGCTCGTCAAGATGCTGAGCGGCGGATACCGCACCAAGTAACCTTAGACGGATAAGATAATCCCCGTCCCTGGTCTTCTGACCGGAGGCGGGGATTATTATTATTCAAGGAAAAGCAGCCGGGGCGGGAAACCAATAAAACGCCCCGACGCTCATAATACTACCACAAAAGGAGGCGCTAAATGGAAATCATGCTAGACAACGGAGCGTACATGCCGTCACGAGGGCACGAGACCGACGCGGGACTTGATCTGCGTACGCCAAAGGCCGTGACGGTGCCGGCGTACGGGCACGCGACAGTCGATACTGGCGTGCACGTGGCATTGCCGAATGGATGCGCCGGACTGCTCGTCAGCAAGAGCGGGCTCAACGTCAAGCACGACATCACGAGCACCGGGCTCATCGACGAGGGTTATACCGGAAGCATCGTGGTCAAGCTCTACAACCATGGCGGCGAAGACCATGAGTTCGAGGCCGGGGACAAGGTCACACAGCTGGTTGTGATGCCGGTGGTCTGCGAACCATTGGAGCAGGTGTCTGCGTTCAACCCGTCCGAGCGTGGCGACAACGGCTTCGGAAGCACCGGGAGGTAAGCCATGTGGAATGGTCGGAGCAAATACAAGGCCAGGAAGACCGTCGTGGACGGCATCACCTTCGATTCAAGGCGCGAGGCCGACAGATATATCGTCCTGAAGAGCATGGAGGAAGACGGAGCCATCGAGAACCTTCGCCGCCAGGTCCGTTATGAGCTCGTCCCGGCCTTCGAAGTGGACGGCAAACACTACAGGCCCGTCTATTATGTGGCGGATTTCACCTACCGTGAGGACGGCAAGGAGGTCGTCGAAGACGTCAAGGGCATGAGGACTGACGTGTACCGGCTCAAGAGCAAACTCTTCGCCAGACGATACGGCAAGGTCATCAAGGAGACGTGACGGCCTAAGGAGTATGCATGGCCCCGGTTGGTCTTGGGAGGAATCCCGGACTGGCCGGGGCCTTTTTGTTGGCGTCGACAAAAAGGTAGGAGGAATGAAAAAGCCAGCCACCCTCGATATTTGAGTATCGACCCTCAATACCTAGGTATCGAGCAAAGACCCTTCTACTAGAAGATCCCTCTACTAGAGATCCCTCTACTAGACCATTCTAGGTAAGACAGCTCCCGCTGGGTACCCGTATAAACGTGGTAGCCAGCCGCAAAATCAAGGTAGGCTGGCCGCAAAATCGTGGTAGGGCTGGCCGCAAAATCGTGGTAGGGCTGGCCGCAAAATCAGGCACCATACTCTAGGGGATACTCTAGGTGGATACTCTAGGGGATACTAAAGTAAGACGGCTCCCAGCGGGGAGCCGTGGCGCGTTCCGGAGGCGAGCCAATCCCAACCCAAAGGGATTGGGAGCCTAGAGCGATGAAAGCCTAGCCTCGATGGTTTCGGTGACAGTGGCATGGAGCCATGGGGACCGACCTGATGCTTTCGGGGCTTCTTCCATGGCTCTGGGCATCGAGGAGGAATCCGTCTTGGCTTCGATGCTGCCCTTCGGGCCTTGGTCCCGATTCTCGAAACGTCAAGGCAGTGAGGAAAGTCGGTACGTGCTCGGCTTTGGTGCTCCTCTCGCGGCTTGGTGGCTTCGATGCTTTTCGGTGCTTTTGGAGTTGGAACGTCGCTTTTCGTGCGTAAAGGCCTTTCTGACGGGCTATCGTGGGTGAGTCCCGACGAGTTATCGTGTTTGACGGGAAAATCGGTCTGAGGGGCCTTTACGTGCGTTCTGGAGGCATGTGCGGTGAAAAGCGTGGAAGAGGAATACCGTGGGTAGGAGACCGAGACACGCTGGTAAATCCGAACCAAATGCCTTTCCCAAGACTTGTGGTATACTTGAAGCAACATCACCACTAAGAAAGGATTACACAATGGATCTCTACGAAGCTGTCAACAAGCTCCTCATCGAACGGTACGGCGTCCACTTCAGCGATGAAAGCGCGGAGAAGTCACGGAAATTCTTTGCCGGCCTGTGCGCGAAATTCGGCGACGAGGAAGTCTTCGAAGCATGGGACATCGCAAGCAAGCGTTACGACAATCCGGTGACCGCGCTTTCGAAGCTCGGCGGCATTCTCTACAATCGCAGCCTCTTCAGCTCATTCATCGAAGAGAACTGACATGGAATCCTTGGAAGTTAACTTCGAGATCGCGGAAATCGTCGGCGTCAACGCAGCCCTTGTCCTGGGTCTGATCGGCCGCCGGACCGAGACCGTCACCCCGGACGGAATCCACTACACCCACGGCCGCATCTGGATGCGAGCATCCATGGAAGCCATCTCCGAACGCATTCCGTTCCTGTCCGTCGCCGCCGTCCGTACCGCCATCCGCAAACTCAAGGAGGCGGGACTCATCACCGTGGAAAACTTCAACGCGACTCGTCTCGACCACACCAAGTGGTATACGCTGACGGAAAAAGCAGAAGAACTTATCAAGTCTTCGGCGTGTCGTTCAGAAAACGTGATACACTAGAGACATACGCCATGTGAGGCCTCTACCCACTCGCGTGGGTGAATAACTTCACATGGTATGAATCCCATTGATTGTTACCGGGGTAGAGACGGTAACAGTCGGTGGGATTCACTTTTAGACTAAGGATCTCAACATGTCAGCCGTCAAGGACAACAACTTCGTCGCAATCCAAGGATGGATGCGCACCCGCCTCAACCTCAAAGGCAACGAACTACTCATCTACGCGCTCATCTACGGCTTCTCACAAGACGCCCAATCACGATTCACCGGCAGCCGAAAGTACATTGCTGACTGGTGCGGCTGCTCGCTGGATACCGTCGACAGGTCCCTCAGCTCGCTCGTAAGTAAAGGCCTCCTCGCCAAATACCCCCACACAGACCAGAACGGCAGCCGAGTCGTCGACTACGCCGCCATCCTGACGGCAACCGCACCAGCCCCGGCTCACGCACCCGCCACGACAGCCGCACAAGCCACGGCTCCTTCACAGGACCCGGCACAGGACCCATGGGCCGGTACCTCCAACACAAACACCAAACAATTCCAAACGCCCCCCGCCGAACCGGAAGCGAAGCCACAGCCGAAGAAGACCCGCAAGACCAAGAGCTTCGACGACATCATCAACGCCTACACCAGCGACCCGACGACCAAGGACCTTCTCGGCGCATGGCTCCAAAACAGGAAAGCCAAGCGGGCAGCCATGACCGACAGGGCCATCCAAGGCAACATCGACAAACTCGACGAGTGCGCACGAGACAGCCGTATGAACGTCAATGACTACCTCGGCGAGGTCATCCGCCGTGGCTGGAGCTCCTTCTTCGCCATCGGCAACTACCAGCGCACCGGATACCAGAAGCCACAGCCACAGCAGCAGATAATCCGCACTCCGGAAGAGCAACGCCAACACGACGAAGAAGTCGACTACTTCCTGAAGAACTGCGTCTTCTAACCCTACGACACGCCGATGATGCAACGCAAACAACACGTGATGTATCATTATCATAAAACAATAGAAAGGAACCATAATGGGCATCGACATCATCGACACCATCGGCGCACGCGCTGCACGCCAATACTCAGAACATGAAGGAGACTACCGCAGCAAGGATGGCCTCCTCATGTGCGGCAAATGCCACACCCAAAAGGAATGCATCCTACCCAAGAGCGACGGCACCACACGCACCGTCCGTTGCGCATGCGAATGCAGCGTCGCACAAAACAAACAAGAAGACGAAGAAAAACGCAAACGCGACCGCCTGCAATATCTGGACAGTATGCGACGCACCGGCTTCCCCGACGCGGAAATGCGCGAATGGACCTTCTCTAAATCCGACCACACCGACCAGAAAAACGAAAACATCGCACGCAAATACGTCGCAAACTTCGACGCAATGCGCAGCCAAGGCACAGGACTGCTCCTCTGCGGATCGGTAGGCACCGGAAAAAGCTTCCTCGCAGCAGCCATCGCCAACGAACTCATCAGCCAAGGCACACCATGCCTGATGACCAATTTCAGCCGCATCATCAGCCGGATAAGTGAGAAATTCGGCGGAGACCAGAAATACCTCGACAATCTCAACCGCTTCGACCTCCTCATCATCGACGACTTAGGGGCGGAAAGAGACTCGGAATACATGTGGGAAAAGGTGATGGACGTCATCGACGCACGCTACCGTGCAGGACTACCACTCATCGTCACTACCAATCTCAACCCGAAAGACCTCTACGATCCGTCTGACATCCGCCGCCAGCGCGTCTTCAGCCGCCTCAAGGAAATGTGCATCTTCCTTGAAGTCAACGGGGCCGACAGACGAAGCAAGCGGATGCAGGACAAGCTGACGGCAGCCAAATCGCTCCTCGGCCTCTGACAGTATCAAGGCGGCACGTGCAAAAGCGTGCCGCCTTTTTTTCTCGCCCATCGGCGTGTCTCATCTCGTAACCGGGTATAGTGTTAGATATCAGGCAAGGAAGACCCAAGCCCACGAAAAAGAAAAGGAAAAACAGAAAATGAGCAACCGCAAAACCCTGAAAGCCTTGTTCACCGCACTCCACGGAAGCCTCCCCTACGAATACGACGAGAAATACTCCAACGGCGCAGGACTGGAAGACGCCATCATAATCACCAAAACAAACTCAGAACGCAGCATATACATCACCGCAAACATGCCCTACGACAACAACATCTTCGACCTGGCCTTATATGACGACACCTACGACGACAACCCAATCGAAATCAGCCAATGGGACGCCGACGACCAGGACACCACCCTTCTAGACCTCATCGCCTACATCGAAAAAACCCTCTGACCAAACCCCTGAAAGGAACCCAAAATGAACCTCAACCCCAACACACTCGCCCTCGAACTCTCCAATGCGCTAGCCGCCACCGGAGAAAACTACACGGCAGAAGTCGTCGACCTCGACATATACGGAACCTCATGCGAAATCACCAAACACAGCTCCGGCAGGAAACTGCACCTCACACCAGTCGACGGCAACCTACTCGACATGGTCCTATTCGACGAAACCGGAAACACGATCGCAAGCGGCACCCTATTCGACAAGGCTGTCGCAGACATCACGCCGGAAGAACTATCTCACCTCGTAACAATCTGCCTCTAAGGACAAAAATGGGAAGAAAAAAAACGCAGGAACCAATCGAAATCGACCTCAACGACCCAAACATGATGGACTGGATCGACGAGATGCGCAACAGTCAACCATCAGCCGAGGAACGGCGCAAGATCAGCGACTACCGATACTATCGCCGTCACAAGGAGGAACGAGCCGAAGCCAACAGGAAATGGAGGGAAGAACACGCCGAACAATACGCGGCAAAACAAAAGGAATACCATAGCAAACCAAACACCCTCAAGAAAAAAAGAGAGGCAGCCAGGGAACGCTACCACACCGACAATGAATGGCGGGAGGAAATGCTCGCCAGACAGAAAGCCAGATACCACGCGATGACCCCTGAACAAAAAGCCGAATACACCCGGAAACAGACAGAGCGAGCCCGAATCAGACGGGCGAAAGCCAAAGCCGCAAAACTCGAAGCCGAAACCAAGAGAAAGGACCAATCATGAACGATAACGTCAACCACCCAGCGCATTACGCCAGCCGCAACATCGGATGCGAATGCATCGCGCTCGCACGACGGCAAGCCTTCTGCACAGGCAACGTCATCAAATACCTATGGAGGGCCCCATTCAAAGGCCACGAGACGGAAGACCTGAAGAAAGCCCTATGGTATGCACGGCTCGCATTGGAAACCGGAGAAAAAGTGGTCAATACCTGCCCATGCGGCGTAATCCTTTACCGGCTCCTCCTCTCGACCACAGGCGACGAATGCACCGCATGGACCGGGCTCAGACAATCCGACTGGAACCTGACCATCGAAGCCCTGGAACGGATGACAGGAAAGGAAGAATAATGGCACACAAACTCTCTGACATACCACTCACGACGGCGCTCGTGGAACATTACCTCTTCGATCTCGGATATCCAGTCGAAAAGGTCAGCGAAATAGCCGACATGGACAAGGAAACCGTCGAAGAAATCTACGAGGCACGAATCAGATACACCACACCGACAAAGAGAGCGCTATGAAGAAAACCTCGAAAACCCAGATCATCAAATGGTATGAAGCCGGCCTGACGGTCGACGAATTCGCTCCGCTCATCCCCCAATACTGCAAGCCGGAAATCGAAGCGGTCATCAAGCGATACAGGGAGGAGAAAGAATGGGCACGATTAGTGACATCTGCACGGCATTGATCCTTGCGCTCACCGTGCTCATCGCATGGAGGAACCGGTGAGGGCGTGACCACCTCAAATCTGCGGCGTGTCGCAATTGTGTACACGCCGCATTGTGATATATTGGAGATATCAAGCGATACGCTTGGCAAACACAAAGAAAAGGAAACCAAAATGAACACCATCACCATAACCACAGTCAAGACCATGATGCACGACATCGACGTACGCCTCGACCGTAAAAGCCACTACGACGTCCACTTCGGCCACATCGGACTCGCCTACCGCGTCGGAAACCACAAATTCGTCACCTTCGAAGACTTCTCCCGCACCTTCGAAGAATACGAAACCGACAACAAAGGCGCGGATTGGGCATGCTACCTCTACATTCTCACCAAGAACCAGCCGGAACTCCTTGACTTCTTCACCAAGGCCTACAACTTCGCCGGAATGGACGCATTAAGAGTCTTCATGGACAAGCAGGACTACGACGGCCCGCAGACCGAAGTCTACCTCATCCGCAAACACTGACCACCATCACTCCACAAAGGAACATCCAATGGAAAACAACAACCTAAACAAGAAATTCATGCAAGTGCTCAACGAAGTCCCGAACTTCAGCACGGACGAGACCGCCAACGCCGGCAGCCGCACCTACAAATACCTCAACCTAGCCACCCTCCTCAAGAACATCAAACCCATCTTCGAAAAGCACGGCATCGCATTCACCCAGAGAGTCACCTTCGACGGCACGGGAGACGGACGACAGACCCTCGGCACCGTCGAAACCATCATCTTCGACGAAAACGAACAGCAAGTGGTCTGCTCATACCCCTTCTTTGTCACCGGAGACCCACAGCAGGTCGGCAGCGCCATCACCTACGCCCGCCGCTACAGCCTCACTACCGTGCTCGGCATCTTCCCGGACAAGGACGACGACGGAAGCTACGCCAAGCAGCAATACGATAACGCCGACCGGCCGATAGGTGCGGACCAGTACGCTACGCTCGTCAAGGCGATGGATGCGCACCAGCTCCCGCCGGAAGCACGAGGAGAATTCATCAGCGGCACTCTAAACCGCCAGGTCAAAGGATGGCGAGGAATCACCCAAGCCGACCTAGCCAAGCTCATGGAAGCCATCAACAGGATGTAATACAAGACCCCGGTCACCGCCGGGGTTTTTCATATCCGGGGATACGACACTCCGTATAACATTCACTCCCCCATGTGATATAGTAAGAATATCAGTTCAAGAAAGGATCAACGATGAAGATCATCAACCTCTCCCAATCCCACAACACCGACGCATGGCTCCAAGAACGCACAGGACGCATCACCGGCACCAAAAGCGGCAGCCTAGCCATGAGCCACTATCCGCAAACCGACGTCGACAAGCTCATCGAATACCGAGACAAGGCACTCGAACAAGCCAAGACCGCAAAAACCCAAACCAAAGCCGACGCATACTTCCAAAAAGCACAAGACTACGACACACGCATTCTCGAAGCCGAAGCCAAAAACAAGCGCCTCAAGACCACCATCGACTTCTGGAAATTCCTCGCCGAAACCATGGCCGAACAACCAGACGGAGAAAACCCCATGGAACGCGGGCACAGACTCGAACCAGAAAACATCCAACTCACCCTCCAACAACTCGGATACAAGCAAGAAGACTGCATCACCGACTGCGGCATCTGGGAAAGCGACGAAGACGACCGAATCGCATGCAGTCCAGACGCCTACCAGAATTCAGCAACCCCGACATGGGCCATCGAATGCAAAAGCCTCGGAAGCGCCTACCACCTCCAAGCCGTCATCCCATGGATGGTCCACTCGCAGCGCATCCGCCAACGAGAAATGCCAGAAAACCTCGCCGACGCAGCCGCACAAGTCCTTCCACCAACGGCAACAAGCCTTAAAGCCACCAACATGGACTTCATCCCGGACGCGTACCGCTCGCAAGTACTCCAATACTTCGTCGTCTGCGACACGCTCGAAACCCTCTACTTCGCCATGTACGACCCACGCGTATACGGAGACGCACGGCACCAAATCATCCCCGTCCACAGAAAGGACATCCAATCTCTCATCACCAGCCACAAACGCAAACAACTCAACACATTGCACATCATCGACACCATCACGGAAGCAACAGGAGCATCATTCTAATGACCATCGACACCCTCCTCAACAGCCCGGACATCTACGTCCTATTCGACGGCTGCCCCACATGCGGGCAAGGAAACGCGGCATTCCTGAATTCATGCAGGACGATAGCCCAAGCCACATGGCGACAGCTGCACGTCGTCCCATCCGGCAGTCCCACCGCCACCGCAATCCGCACCATCGCCAAAAACCAACACAAGCCAATCAAATACCCACTAATACTGTCCGACGGGACAATCCACCACACTCCAGCAGAAATCATCACGAACAACGAAAGGACCACAAAATGAAAACCGAATGGTGGACCGCAGTCATCACAGCCGGCCTCACAGCAGGATACGCGACCACGGTCAGCCAACTCTCCCCCGGCCCCGGCAACATCTTCGCCAAACTCCGAAAACAACTCACCACTAAAACCGAAAACGCAGACAACAACACCATCCGCAGCCTCGGCACGCTCGCATACTGCGGATGGTGCCTCAGCCCCTACACGACACTCCCCGCATGGGCTGCGACAGCGAAGATCCACCACATCCGCTTCGGCATCAAATGGCTCACCGGATGGGCCGTAGCCACAAGCATCGCAGCCTACTACCGACACCAAGCAGAAAGCAGACTCTAATGGACACTCCGAAACTCCACGTACTCACACTCCTCCACCTCGCGGAAAAACCAATCACCCAGGAACGACTGACCGACCTGGCCGAAGCGATACGCTACCACGACACGCCTCAAAGCCTGAGAAGCCGCCTAGTCGAACTCGAACGAGCCGGATACGCCCACCGCGTCGACCGAAACGGAATCAGCAGACACAACCGCCCATGCTGGAGATGGCAACTCACCAAGAAAGGCGAGGAACTCATGCAAGAACTCTTCGATACCACGACACCAGACGAAAGAAAGTAAGGAAACCATGGCAACGAAACCATTCACCGCCACCATCAAAGGCGAAAAAGTCACGGTAATTCAGAACACGTACACGGGACTCTTCCACGCAATCAAAAGCGACGGCAGACATACCCCGGTCAGCTACCGATATATCAGGGCGCAGACGACCAGCCAGCAGCGACTCAAATATTGGCGGAACCGGCACGGATACACGCAGGCCGAACTCGCAAAGCTGATCAACGTATCCAGTCCGACCATCATCATGATGTGGGAAAACGGGCTGAGACACCCCCGCAAGGAATACCGACAGCGACTCAATGCCGTGCTCGGCGGCGGGGTCTTCTTCGAGTAGCCCATCCTACGGCGTGTCGCATCATCACGGCACGCCGTTTATAATATGATGAAAACATCAATCAGAAAGATTGGCACAACACAAAAAGGAACAAAACCATGGAAACCATCAACTACCTCACCACCCTCGCCCACCTCCTCACCCGCCAGCCAAAAGCCGCCGAAATACTCGACGAACACAGCCTCGGCCTCGAAACCACCTTCGGCTGCATCGGAATCAACGACTTCGACAGCTTCATGAGACTCTACGGCCTCCTCAACACCATCGAAGACATCAAAACCACCCCCATCAACACCATCGAAGAAGACGGATACGATTTCACCGTCACCAGTCCAATCACCATCCGCTTCTTCCACCTGAAATAGCCTCCAGAACAAACAAAAACGCCCCGCAGACGGCCGAACAAGCCAAACGCGGGGCGTTACCATATCAGAAGCGGACTAGCGGCTCACACCCGCATAATGCACGCCGAACAGGCCAGCCACACCGGAACCAACCAACGCACAAGCGCCACCGGCCACGGCAACCCACGACGGGACACCCGGCACCGCGCTCACCAGACTGGCCACAGCACCGGCGATACCAACCAACCCCGACACCAAGTACGCCCAACGACGGGTCTCAGCATCAAAGGTCGGCACGTAATTGTCCGAACCATCCGCACACTCATTCGAGATAGCGGTATCAGCCGTCGGCTCACCAGTCAACACGTCATCAGCCAACACTGCATGCTTAACCATAAAATCAATCCTTTCAATCACTTGAAGATAATACCGCTATTAAGCCTCTTCTGGAATTCCATGACAGCCGGAGACGGAGCCCGTCCGACCATCCCATCACCAGCATACCCGTTCATCTCCATGAGGAACCGGCGAATGAACTCAGGCCCGGCATTACGCGGCCTATCCGTAATCCCGAAACGGTGAGACATCCATTCCACCCAATCACTGCCCGAAGTCCCCTCCTCCAAACAGGCGATGTTCTGATTCTCGATACAACGAATCTGACCGGACATGACACCATCAACCGTAGTGCCGGCAACCTCCTGAGCCCTACGCATCGTCGCCGGACCCCAAGACCCATCCACCGCAAGCTTCGGCACATTGGACGTGGCCGGCTGGTGAGGCACCGGATTCGACGGAGCCACCAAACCACGTGCCAGACGATCCAAACGATCCAAATCATACGAGCCCGGACACTGCGTGTTATAACAGTCGCGATGCCGAATCAACGGCAGATCACCATATTCGGCACGCAAGTCACGGATCAACTGAGCGACCGTCAGATAATCACCATCGGACTGGCGGGGATTGCATTCGATACCGATACCCATGTCATTACCCTTGGAGTGAACGCCCACGCCGTCACCGGCATGCCACGCACGATCGTCCGGATCCACGATACAAGCCACGCGACCGGATTCGACCACGTAATGCGCTGAAGCGCCACGAGACGGGCTACATAGGGTATTGATGACTCCCTCGAACGTCGGATGCGTATTCGGGTCACCCCACCAGTGAATCACGATGGCCTTAATGCCATACGGGCGACCACTCGTATAATTCGGACTATCATACTTCGTAATATATTCATATGACATTTTGTCTCCTTTCAGACAATCAAAACATACCATACAATGAAAAGAAAACGGGCGAAAGCCGGAATCCCGGTAACAAGCAGGAAACCCGCCGCCACCATGATCCCCACGAGAAACGCCGACAAGAGGAACAACACAATATTTTCGATGGATTCCTGACCCATACAACCAGCATATCAAAACCACATAAGATAGACTTAGTTTCATGAACGAACTAATATCACCACTCTTCGGACTACTCGGCATCGCACTAGGCGGAGCCATCACATACACCACCACACGACGCAACAACCTCACCGCCGCCTACCAACACCTCGTCGAAGCCCAAGGCGAACTCAAAAAACAAATCGACGCCCAAGACCAGAAAATAGACAAACTCATCGAAAGCCGCGACGAACTCCAACACATCAACGACCTCGAAACCGGCTACATCCGCAAACTAGGCCACTGGCTCGCCCAATTCTGCGAAATCATCGAAGACAAGGAATTCCTCACACGCCACCCCAAACCAAGCCTCCCCGACGAACTCCGCGACCGAATCTGCCCACTCTAACCCCACACGAGATACGAAAAAGCCCCGGCACACAACCGGGGCTTCCTCATATCAGCCAGACCACGACAATCACATCAGACAGACCACGACATGGTCGCACTGACCCACGCACCCTTCGCATACGTGATATCCCTGAAAGGCCTCACATACAAGCCCGTCCCATCCAGCTGGAAACCACTATATTCAACACCGGCCCCAGGAACGTTTAAATCGGTCACCTTCGGCTTCACATAATCCGGGAACGTGAGAATCTGACTCTTCGACCACGCGGTCGCCACCCATTCAGGCCCTCTCGTCGCCTTGACAGCAAGGCTAACGATATTACCGGACATCGAACACTTATACCAGACAGTCCAATCCTTCGCCCACTGTCCCGGACTCAACTGGATATCAGTCAACGACAGCCAAGCATTATTAACGCGACGATACCTTTGCCCATTAGACGAAGTAACGGCTTCAACCCCATCAACAGTCCAAATCGCGATCAACTCATTCCAATTATTCACCTCAATCGTGCCATCAACATGAATCTTCGGAGCCACATCAGACACGACACCAGCCGTAACCCTAGCGATGACCAAACCATTGATCTGCGCGTTGGGTGTACTAGCATCCCACGACTGCAACCAAGCGCCCGGAGTCTCACCATGAGACAAACTCGGATCATAGGCGGTGACCACGATCTTGTAATCCCCCTCCGAATCAGGCACCTTCACAGTCATAGGCTCCGCCATCGAATAAGTGTACGAGCCAGTCACATCCCACGGGCGTACGGTACCGCAATGAGGCTTGACGGTGACAGTCAACCCGTCGATAGTCGCCAACGGGCTGGGACTACCATACCGGACACCCTGAACGCCACCAAAAGCGGAACCATCAGACGGGAACAGGAACGGATTGACAACATGCCGATAATCATCAGCAGTATACGTCGGCGAACCGTTCAAAGCGGTCAAAGGATGCAACACAATATCACTCATAAATCATTCCTCACAATCAATCATTCAGACGTGGACACACCCATTTTACCTACCAAGGAAGATAGCCGGGCAACCTCAACCCTAAGCCCATCAACCTCATCCATAGCCTCCTGAGCCAACCGTAAAGCAGCCACACTCAACCTCGGATAATCAACACCCGTCGGATTCCCGTCGGCATCATACTCGCAGAAAAAACCAAGCCCGGCATTATCCAAATCTTCCGCAATCAAGCCGACGACAGGCTGCGCGTCATCAAGCTTCAGATTCAGATCATCCTTCAACCAATACACCCGCCATCCCACCTGACGGAGAGCATCAACCGGGACGAACTCGTCAGCATCAGTGGCATTCGCCACCGAATACACCGACGAACAGTCAACCCCCAACGTGCCATCATAAAGACAATAAACCGGCTTCCGAGGCGTCAACGAAAGCGTGTTCTCGGACGCGTTCCGCACGCCGGTACCACCATGCGCCGGCACCACCACCGCATTCGACTCACCGGCGTCAGCCTGACTCTGCTCGGTAACCAACGATTTAAAATCCTTCTCGACATCGGTAACACGCCTACCCAACCTGCTAACACTCTTACCGACACTCGAAAACAATTCCTCCAACCGACGGTGAACATCCTTGAACTGACGGGCGGTAGCATCCACACCATCCAACGAAAACCTGAACTTACCTTGCATCAGAACCTCCTATCGTAACGTGGGCGTAATAGTCCACACGCCACTGAAATCAATGTCATAACCGACGATACGCGCCTCGCCATGGTCGAAACCAGTGAAACGACCATCATCATCGGTGACAGTCCACGCGACGACATCCCCAGGCCGCCACTCCTCGTAAACGATCGGAGCGGCCAACAAACTCAACGTCATGCTCATGGTATTCGTACCATCCCGCAACTGCCGTAACGCGGACGAAGCATGAGCATTCAAAGTCTCCTTCCTCGTAATGCTCGACGACGGACGGACCACATGCTCCACAACGGGCCGATAAGACTGATCGGCCACCATCGTATCGGAACGCAACTGGTCTTCACCGGACGTACTCCCGACCGCCCACACCATGTTCGCCCCATAACCACTCGTATAATCTTCCACGATCTTGAAAGATGTCATCACGCTCTCATCAAACGTCGTAACCGGTGCAACGGAACCTATCCTATCCGCAACCGTCAAAACCGGCGTATACCCGCCATCAACGTTCCGCCATGACGTACACCATTCCGGCCCATTCTGCACGTTCGACAACTCCTGAAGAACGCTCAACAACGTCTTATCAGAAGACTCCTCATACGTCCTATCACGGCGAACAGCACTTGGTAACGCCTCTATCGAAAGCATGAACCGGTGATCCTTAAGCGTACTCGACACAAGATCGCTCACAATCTCACACTGGTCACGATTCGAATACGTATGATCCTTCACATACACGCTATCGAAATAATGTTCAACAGTCGTCACGGTAAGAGACAATCCCTCACCCTGCAAAGTCCGTTCCCGTTTCACCACGATCCCGCCCCACAATACCGTCGAACCACGAACCAGGAGAATCGCCGTACCATACGGGACCGTAGCCTCACCCCAATTGGACGGGATATTCCGCCACGGAAGCATCATCGTCTCACTCGTAATCTCTTCGAAACGATACGAAAGCTTGGAAACCTGCAAGTCCGGAAACTCCGCCAACACGGTCCCACTAGTCAAAGACACGGCAAGGAACTGGAACCCAGCAGTATCCCACACGACACGGCCACGACCGAAAACAGAAACCCCATTCCAACCATCAGTCGAACCCATGATATTCCTCCTTTACACGTAAGCCGGATAGAACGAAACCGTCATACGAGCCGCAGCTGAATACTCGCTCGCGTTGAAACCCCAAACATTCATACCGGGTTCCGCCTGACTCCACTCACGACGTTTGGCACGACCACGCGCGGGATCCGTCCCGTCAATCAGGATCTCATGAGTCACACCGTTCATGGTCGCATAATGACCAGTACCAAGACTCACTTCAAAAGCAATAGTACGCCCGCTCACGGCATGCACTACCTGCGGATTAACGACCGGCCCATCAATACGGATCATCACCGGACTAGGCCCCGTACCAACGTTATCCAATGCCACGTTCCCGGACACGATGCGCTCACTCCACATCCAAGACGACAAGGACACGCCAGCCTCCTCGAAATGGTAGGGAAACTGCATGCCACCAGACGAACTCGGCAATCCCGTAACACCGGACACCGAATCCAATCCATACAAGCACGAGCTCAAAGACGTTAGCCCAATACTGAAACGGAGAATATTCACTCCCTCCCATTTGATCAATGGGGCGGATGCTGACTGCCATACCCGTACCTGACGGCCAATACCACCCAATCGTACGGTCAACAGCATTCCGCCAGTATCCAACACGCTTTTGAACGCGTTCCACGACGTGACGCACGATTCCGAACACCGGCCGAGAATATGACCCTCGATCGTGATGGTCCGGCCTTGCAAGCGGGGCAGATTACCATACCAGCCATCAGTCATGGCCTTCTCGCTCGTCTTCAACGTGGAGGCCACACCGTCGAACAAGCCGGACACGTCCTGAAAAGTCACATGCCATTCACACCCGTTATCATCCACCCCATACAAAGGGAAACCGTTCAACGTCAACTGGATATCACGGGAATCCAAAGGAAAAATACTCATAAGACTAGCCTAGCCTCCTTTACACGTAAGCGAAATTAATCATTCGGACCGTTTCACGGGCCGCCATGGTCGGATCCGACGCGTTCACCGTGATCGGAGCCGACACGCGAGGGCCGCTATTCGTATTCGTCAGGACCGGGGACGAGACAGGCGGACCAGCCGGACCATTCAACAAGCTATTCGGCATGATATCCGACACCATGCGTTGCACCGGATTCACAGCCAGGCTCATGTTCGCTTCCACGCCCTTACCCAGGCCAGCCGGGATCATCTTACCCACTTCGTCACGGAACACTCGGGACGGGGAATGAATACCCAACGCGCTCTTAGCCGCGTCCACGACATTGGAAGCCGCGGATTTGGCCGCGTTCACGGCCGCGCCGATCGCGTTCTTGATACCGTTCACCAAGCCCATGATGACGTTCTTGCCCGCATCCAACAGCCAATTGCCGGCCCCGTTGAACGCGCCCTTGATTTTACCGCCGATACCTTTCACAGTGTTCAACACATTGTTAACACCGTTCGACACGGCACTGGTGATGCCGTTCCAAGCACTGCTGACAAGCCCTTTGACAGCATCCCAAACGCCACTCCAAAACGCTTTGGTGGTGCCCATGACCGAACTGATCACGCCTGAAACAGCGTTGATAGCGGCTGACACGTTGGCTTTGATACCATTCCATACCGTCGTGATGATATTACCAATACCATTCCATACGCCATCCCAGTCACCCTTCACTGCCGCCAAGACCGTGGTGATGATCGCATTGATGACGTTCATGGCACTCGTGATCACCGTCTGAATATACGGGAATACCGCGTCGATGACACCCTGGATGGATGCGGCGACCGTCGTGAACGCAGCCTGAATGGTTGGCAGTGCGGCCTGCACAACGGCAGCCATATTGTTAATGACAGGCGTAACAGTGGTCATGATCGTAGCCCCAACCTCGGTAAGCTTCGCGACCAGTGAACCCAATACCGGTGTGAACGCTTGGAAAGCGGCATTCAATACAGGCATGATCGCACTACCCAGATTCTGACAGGCTTGCATGAACGGCTGCAAGGCGGGCAACAGTTGACCGGACACGATTTTGCCTACCGGAGCAAACGACGACTGGAACACTTTGCCCATCTGACTCAAAGCCGGACCAGCCGAGGAAACGAAACCCTTGAAAAGGTTAGGCAGACTGCCGATCCCCTCAGCGAGACTGCTCATGGCTTCCGTCAACGGGCCTTTGAACGAGTCCAGAATCTGCACACCCACGTTAACCACCGACGCTTCCAGGTTACCCATGGCACCCTCGATAGTGCTGGTACTGGTAGCTGCCTCCTTCGCAGCGTCCGTCATACCCAAATCCATGATAGCCTGGTTGAATTCCTCGGCCGTGATCTCGCCTTTGGCCATCGCATCACGGAAGTCACCCGTGTACGCGCCGTTCTTCTTCATGGCTTCCTGAAGCTTGCCCGAAGCGCCCGGAATGGCATCGGAAAGCTGATTCCAGTTCTCGGTGGTGAGTTTGCCAGCACCGGCCGTCTGAGTCAACACCATGCCAACCGAACGGAACGTGTCCGCGTTACCACCGGCCACAGCGTTCAGATTACCTGCCGCTTCCGCCAAGTTCGCGTAATTGTCGACGCCGTTCGCGGCTAACTGTGCGGTCGTGTTACGAATGTCGGACAGGTCATAGACCGTCTGGTCCGCATACTTCTGCGTCGAAGCCGTCAAAGCATCGATCGTGCTCGTGTCCAAGCCGGCGAAACTCAGCGTGCTCGCGAACTTCTGGGCTGAATCGGAAGCCTCGATGATGTCACCGCTAAGATCGCTGATCGCGTCCACGGCCATGCTGACACCGGTAGAGACCAAGCCTCCCATAGCGCCGGCGATAGCAGCGAATTTACCGGCCCCACCGGAAGCCTTATTGGATGACTTGTCTACTTCATCCAAACCCTCACCCGCTTGACGGGCCGATGCTTCGATCTGGTGGCTACCAGTTTGAATGGTTTTGACGCCGGCTTCCCAATCCGACGTGTTGATTTCAGCGTCGAGAATGAGTGTACTGTCCGCCATCGTTATTCCTTTCCGAGCTGGTCTAGTATTCGGCTGATATGTTGGTCTCCGTGTTTGCTGAATGCGCTTGTCAGGCATTCAAAGGTGAGGCGGTATTGTTCAGCCAGGCGAATGTTTTGGATATGTCGTCCTTCCTTGACCAGGCTGAGCATGAGACTCGGACTGATCTGGTTGGTGAGCGCGTCCCGTACAGCCGCCCAACCATATAATGTGCCAAGCTCGGCAAGGATACGGGAGGACGGAGCCGTCTTGTGGGCGGTTTCCGTCCTCTTGTATTTGCTCATCCGCTCCTTTTCCTCCGGGGTGATGAGCTCGTCCCATGACTTCATGGATTATTCGCCTTTGATGCTGATGTTGAGGTTCTCGCTCATGAGCTTGCAGAGGGCTGTCATCGCCCGATAGTAGGCGAGGTCGCTACGCTGTTTGGTTTGGGTCATCCACTCGTTGAACGCGTTACTGGGGGTCATGAGGTTGGCGACGAGCGGGAAGATGATGGTTTCCGCGGCTTCCAACGTTTCCCGGGTCATTTTGCCGGTGGTGAGCTTATCGATGGTTTCCGCATTGTCAAGGATGGTGAGGAGGTCTTTCGAACCGAGGGGACGCATGGTATAGACGATACCGTCAAGTTTGACGGTGAGGGTACGGAAAGACTTGCGAGTGTCGATGTCAAGGATTGGTGTTGCCATTGCTTGTGCTCCATTCGATCGTGTTGTATCATGGTGATTGGATCCTTTATGTAGGAACCATTTCAAATCAGGCGCTCGTCGTGTTCTTTGCCTTTCTTTCACGACGGGCGCATTATTTTATCCTTGGTCAGGCTGTCACGTTGACGTTGACGACTGTCTGCACGGTACCGGATTTGAAAGTGATGGTACCGGTGCCAGCCTTCTTCAATGTGACGTTCCACGTGCCGTCGCCATTATCCTGAGCTTCGGCCAAGTCTTCGGTGGCGACGGTGGCGGTGATGTCGCCGATTGCACCGTTCGGGAGTGCGGTCAGGTTGACTTTCACCGTGTCGTTGGTCTTGCCGGCGATGGTGGATGGCATGGCCTTTAGTTCGGTGATCGAACTTTCATCTGGTTTGATGGTTCCTGACGTTTCATCGTAGTGGCTTGGGGTGGTTAGGTCGAGTTCGCCCATGATGACTGCGCCTTCGCTTCCGGATGCCATGGTGCCGCTGAGGGTGACGATGAATGGGTCGCTGAGGCTGATTTTGAATTCGCCGCCTGCGGTGATGAGGGCGTTGGGGATTCGGAAGTCTTGTGCGCTGGATGCGCCGTCGCAGACGTTGTGGATGATGATGTCTCGTGGTGTGTTGCTGATGCATTCGTTGCCGCCGAATCGGACTTGGCCGGTTTCGCTTATGTTTCCGCTGATGACGCGTTTGAATGAGGCGTTGTGGTAGAGTTCGGGGAATAGCATGCCGAGGAATCGTACGCTTGGGCAGATGATGTTGAGTTCGAAGCTGAGTTCGTCGTAGCTGCCGTTTGGTACTTTGATGGTGCCTGATTGTGAGGCGATTTCGGTGGTGCTTGGGGTTAGGGTGATGGTGCCTACTTCGTCTTGGACGTAGTCTGGGGGGATGATCATGTCGTCGATGTAGACGGTTTTCTTGCCGATGAGTGGGTATGATGCCATTTTTGTTTCCTTTCAGAATAGTTGGTGGCTGTATTCATTTTACAGTGTTGTGGGGTTGAGCTTGTAGTCGATTTGGAAGCGGATGCTTTTGACCCAGTGGCCTTCGTGGTCGATGGCGTCGAGGTCGATGGCTGTTGCGGGGTGGGTGCGGATGCTTTCGTAGGTGATGTTGGTGATTGGTTGGCATGTGAGTTGGCAGTAGTGGGGGAGTTGGTTGTTGATGTAGTGGAGGAGTTGGAGCATGAGGTGGCCTTGGGTGAGTACGTCGTCGTATCGGCTGCTGATGGTGATTTGGTCGGTGTAGAGGTCGCCGTTGATGTCGATGGTGTTGGCGTTGACCCATATGCCTTGTTGGCTGGTGACGGTGCCGGTGTCGAGTACGGGGCTTGTGCCGAAGAAGAGGTTTTTCCCGTAGGTGCCGTAGCCTTCGTTTTGGAGGGTCATGCATACTGCTAGGTCTATCATGGTGTGTCCTTAGAGGTTGAAGTAGGTTTTGATTTTGTTGTTTGCGGTGGTGGCGGCGCGTTCTAGGTAGCGTGTGGTGTTTGGGTGGAGGCGGTTTTTGTGTTCGCGGAGGCGGGCGTATGGTACACGATTGTTGCCGAATGTGATGCGCCAGTGGAGTGTGCCGGCTTGTTGGAAGCGGCCGCTGTTGCGTAATGCGCCGGTTTTGACTGGCGCGTTTTGGCGGGCCATGCGGAGTATGTCTGTCATCATGCGGGTTCCGCCTTTGTTGAGTTGTTGTGTGGAGAGTTTGCGGGCCCATGATGGGGTGGTTTTGAGTTGGTAGCTCATAGGCTGTTTCTTCCGTATGGGTGGGCTGTGATGGTGATGAATTGGGTGGTGCCGGTGGTCATGTCGTCTCCTCGGCTGGCTTGTTCGACTTGGTAGGTGCGGCCGTTGGTGAGGGTGATGATGAGGTCTGGCCATGTTTCCATGTCGGTCTGGAGGTTTTCGGGGAGTGTGTCGGGTTGGATGTGGAAACGTCGGGAGGTGATACGGCTTGCGTATTCGGTTGGCTGGTTGGTTTGTGTGGAGTGTTTGATGATGACGTTCAGGCTGGCGAGTTTGATGTTGTCGAGGCCGGGTGCCGTGTATTTCCAGAGGGTGGCTGGCTGGACTTGGTTGGGGAAGAGTTGGAATGGGTTACATGATGGCATAATCGTTGTCTCCTAGGTCTTGTTCGTTCATCCACCATGGTAGGTCGTGGTGTGGGGTTGGCATGCTGAGGAGGCCGCCACTGTTGGTGGCGTGGCAGAGGCTCCACTGGTTGATCAGTGCGAGGTAGGGTGTGAGTGCGTGTTCGAGAGTGGTTTGGGTGGTGGTGGCGTAGGAGACGCTTACGTCTTCGATGCTTTTCGAGGTGATGCGGTCCGTTTGGTCTGCCATCGATTGGTCGGCTTGGATGATGGCCGTGAGAATGCCGGACAGGGGTTTTGGCAGTCGGTTGAATCCGTGGGTGCCTGTGATGGTGACTGGCATACCGGGTAGGTATGTGGTGGTGAGGGTGAGTGTGTTCGCGTATTTCGTTTCCGGGGTGTAGCCGTCTGACTTGGCGTAGTCGATGGTGTATTCGAGGCTGTGACCGTAGGTGGATCGTACGCTGGTGACTTCCGAATACCATGAGGGTAGGGTGACGTGTTTGCCGTCGTCGCTGACGAGGCATGTGAGAGTGTCCGTCGTCTCGTCCAGTGTGGACATGCAGAGCATGTTGGCCAGGTCTGCGAGTGCCGCGTCTTTCCATGCTGTGTAGACGGTTTCGCCGACTTGGGTGATGATGGTGTCGTCTAGTATCATTGTTCCTCCAAAAGGTAAGGGCCCTATCCACGATTGTAGTGGATAAGGCCCTGTTGGGGTTTTATCGGGGTTAGGCTTCGGCCATGAGGCCGGCTTCGGTCAGTGCGGTCACGATGTTGGCGATGGTGCCGGTGGTCGGGTCGACGTGTGCGGCCTTGGTGATCGACGCGGCAGGACCGGCAGGACCGGCAGGACCGGCAGGACCGGCAGGACCGGCAGGACC